CTTCTTGACCGCCAAAGGAAAGCTCAGGCTCGCTAAAAACATGCAATAGTATTTTCCAAGTCTCTCCGTTTTGCGATAGATAAACAGTTCCGTCATTCCCGGAATCAATTAAACGCAGGGAGGGAGCGAGATCTTCTATAACGGCATTAAGTTCCTCAAGAAACTCCTGAGACTCCAATGCAAAATATTGATTGTGCTCAGTTCCTACGATGGGATATGATACAGTGAAATCACTAACATTTTGAGAACAACCCATCAAAAAGAGAAAAAGCGAGAGAGGGAGGACAAAAAACTTTTTCATCCAATTATCCACCTTTTGTGTCCGACTTGGACACATTTTTTTCACTTGCAATTATAGAACATCTGTTCTATAATTGCAACTACAATCGCTACAAATAGGAGGGGCGGATATGACTGCTTGGGAAGTGCTGTGGCGCTGTGGGATCTCTGAGCTGCCGGTTGACTTGGGACAGGTGTGCCGCAGGCTTGGCCTGGGGCTGTACTCCTACACACAGGGGTATGAGCTCCTGCGCCGATACAACCTGGCCAAGCACGTCCACGGCGCAGACGGCTTCCTATTCCGAGAGGAGGACGGGCCGCTGGCGGCCATCTTCTACAGGCCCGAGCAGAGCCAGGGCCGCCGGTGCTTTACGATTGCGCACGAGATTGGCCACTTCGCGCTGGGGCACTGCCCCGCCGGGGGCAACACAGTGCGCCGCTCGGAGGCGGACAAGGACAGCCCCCAAGAGCGCGCGGCCGACCGATTCGCCTCCCAGCTCCTGGCCCCCTCCTGCGTCCTGCGGGGCCTGGGCCTGCGCACCCCCTTTGCCATCGGGCAGAGATGCCGCCTGAGTCTCCGCGCCGCCGAGGTGTGCGCCTCCCGCATGGAGCGGCTGCTGGAGCTGGACGCCCAGTACATGGCGGAGCGCGGCCGCTCCTACTTCTTCCGCTCCCCCTGGGAGTGGAGGATCTATCAGCAGTTTGAGCCCTTTATCCGTTCTACAGCTCCTCGTCATCCAGATAGGGCATCACATCAAGCACCTTGCGCAGCGCCTCCATCTGCTCCTTGGTGTACGTCCGCTTGACGGCCTTTCCGTCGCGGCCCAGGATAATCGCATTTACCAGCTCGTCCTCGCTTTTCGGAGCGGGGGCGGGCTTTTTTTCGTTCCCAGTTAACAGGTACTCTACTGTAGTGCCCAAGGCTTCAGCGATTTTGGAGAGATATTTAGAATAAGAGGCCGATTTTCTGCGACGCCAGTTACTCGCAGTGTCATCTGATACCCCTACCAGCTTGGCAAACTCCTGTTGTTCAATCGGCATTTTGTCAAGCAACCCAAAGATGCGGTCTACAGTATCCATGGGGCACACCTCACAGACGCAAAAATTTCGATTCTGATTTTGTATACAAATCACAAAAACGATATTTTTTCGTTTTTACGATTGACAACCGAAGAAACTGCGGTTATGATTTAACCACAGGTAAACCAGAGGGCGCGGCAACGCCCACAGACAAAGATTAGGGAATGATAAAGATGTTTTTGCGTCCAGAGCCTGATGTGCCTATTCGAGTCCTTGATATAGGATTTCCTGCTAGGAACCCCGATGCCGCCCTTGTTGAGAGGCAGAATAAGCGACATCCCGGTGGAGACGGGCAGAAAAGTCGGCGAGATATCCGGTCAATTCATGTATGTCTGGGGTGCCAGACTGCCGATAGGAAAGAGCCATCTTTGTCAGTAGCTGTAAGTGGTGTGATATTTCTGCGGACGCATAAAGCGCAGCGGTATGGGTGGCAACGACCAAAGAAGTGCCTCCAGTTGGAGGATCGTTGTAGACATAACGTACTAAGGCATCAAAGTACTGCTCATAAGCATCGGACATCTTCTGAAAATAGGCCGCTTTTAACTGAGAGGCCCGCTCATGGTAAGCGGTGAACACGACACCGAGAACAGAAATAATAGCTACTACATAGGGGGCAAGTTCCTCTGCCAAAGTTAAAAGGGTAGTAGGCACGTCAATCACATCCGCTTACATTACACTTCTGGTCAAATCTATCATACCACAACGGACAGTCTCGAACAACACCAAAATTAGAGGGGGGTGAAGATGTGAGGATCTGCGAGCTGATGGAGCAGAGGGGCATCCAGCGCATCCAGTTGGCCGACGCCATGGGAGTATCGCCTTCCTGCATCACCAAATGGGTGCAGGGGACGGCGCTGCCAAGCGCCGACAAGCTGCCCCGGCTGGCCGCCGTCCTGCAATGCAGCATCGACGCCCTCTACGGCTCCGAGCCGCCTGGGGGGCCGAAATAGGGCTGCAAGTCTAAAAAAGGAAGATAGCAAAAGCTATAGCACCTAAGTCGGAATGGAATCGCATAACTCAAGGTCAGTGTAACCGCAAGATTAGTGTAAGTTGCTATTTGATAAAGAGAGCAACGATTGCAACAATGACACCAGCAATACCAACGAGAATACCAGTAATACCAACAGCCAAGTTTATTTTGTTCCAGCGTATTGTAAGTTTTAATTGTTCTCTATCCGCAGTTTGACGTGCATTACGTTCTGAGTCTAACTTTTGATCCAGCTCTTTTAGAAGCTTAGCGGTATCAAGAATAGCTTGGTCTCTAGTGATCTCGCGTTGTGTTTTTTGTTGAGCGGATTGCTCAAATTTGCGTTGTAAATCATTTTCTCTACTAACTGCTGTTGCAGAAGTTTGCGTGGGTGAATTAAAAGTCAGATTAGACATCAACAAAGCCCCCTCCTTTTGCTCACATTCTATCACAGCAAAGAGAAGTAAACAATGTGATTGGTTCAGTTAATTCTGCAAAAGAAAGGAGTTGCTTATGATCCGTACACCGGAGCAGCGGCAAATTGGCCGCTGGATTGAGAACCATTATGACATTGACAAGGTGCAGTGCGCCGAGATAGTCACCAAGAACGCGGTGCGCCTGACCCTCTGGGGCCATGAGCCCACCATCCTGATCCTCCGCCAGAATGGGCGGGTGGACCAGATTCCCGAGGCGGCGCTTTTCGAGGAGGCCGTCTGACCTCATGCTTATATTGTACCCCCAGGGAGGAGTGATTACCATGCCGCAGGACAAGCGGAATATCTACAAAATCGCCCGCGAGGCGAAGGGATTGACCCAGGAAGCAGCCGCGGAAAAACTGGGTATCTCGGACAGCTCCATCCGGGCCTATGAGACCGGCCAGCGCATCCCGCCCCCGGAGGTGGTGGACCTGATGGTCATTGCCTACGACAGCCAGCTCCTGGGCATCCAGCACCTGCGGGCCAGCGCCGACATGGCGCGAAGCATTGTACCGGATATCCGAGAGGTGCGGCTCCCGGAGGCCATCATGGAGCTGCTGGACCGGGTATATGGCTTTGTGGACGCCCACCGGGACCGGGAGCTGCTGCGCATCGGCAAGGACGGCATTATCGACGATCAGGAGCGCCCCATCTTCGACGCCATCGTGGCGGAGCTGGGCGACTTGGTGGAGGCCGCCATGGCCGTGCGCTACGCCAAGCAGGGACATCTTGAGGAGGGTGTAAAGTGAAAAAGACAACCAAACGGCCGCTCACGGACGAGGAGATCATGGCGTATGACAACGTGCCGATTGATGTGGCGGCCCGATACATAGGCTGGTCGTCCCCCACCATCTACCGCGCCCTGCGGGAAGAGCGGGCACCCTTCGGTTTTGCCGTTTGCAGCGGGGAGGCAGGGACGTGGACATACAACATCAGCCCCGGCCTCCTGGTGAAGTACAAGAGGGGAGACCTGCCTACCTACCGCCTCCGGGAGCTGGAGGAGGTCATGGTGCGCCACGTCCAGGAGGCGCTGGATCTGCGGCTGGCCGGAGTGTCGGCGCTCATGGGAAAGGTGCTGAGCGCATGAGCATGATACGGCTGGAGCTCAGCAATCGGGACTATAACACCATCGCGGAGGCCCTGCTGGAAAGCGCCCTGGACTGGGAGCACGCCGCGGACGAGCTGGGGCGTCTGCACCAGTTTTGCGCCCGGACAGGGGACCCGGCCTACGGGGCCAAGCTGGCCCGGTTGGACCGGGAACAGTACCGCCATAGGCGTCTCGCCCGGCGCAGGCGGGCCGTACTGGAGCGCCTGCAAAAACAGAAGGAGGCAGAATCATGCTGATGGAGCTGGATTATGAGACCGTGTCGGCGCTAGAGTCGGCGCTGATCGTGGCAGAGGACAGCAAGATGCGAGATGCCAAGGACTGGGCCAATATCGCCGAGTCCTTGGGGGCATCGGAACAGCGCCGGGCGGCGGATAATCTGGCGGCGTTTTGCGGGGGACAGGCTGACCGCTACCGTAAGGCCATGGATGCCCTACAGAGGGCAAAAAAAGGCCCCAGTCGCTCGGACACAGCGACCAGGGCCTAACATGAAGACACCTGTATTATAGCACACAATTTTGAGTTGCACAAGGGGGGTGGTGCGCCAAATGAGCCAAGGAAACGAACAGCCGGGGTTTTGGGCTCTGATCCCCGCCTCAGTGCGGTACGACAAGGAGCTGCCGCCAAACGCCAAGCTGCTGTATGGCGAGGTGACTGCCCTGTCGGACAAGCTGGGATACTGCTACGCACAGAACAGCTACTTTTCCGACCTCTTCGGCCTGTCTGAGCGCAGCGTGACCCGCCTGCTGTCCACGCTGGTGGACCGCGGCTATCTGCGGGTTGACGTGGTACGGGACACGGCCACGCAGGAGGTCCTGGAGCGGCGGATTTATGCCATCTACAACACTGAGGGGGCGGGGGCACCCCCTCCCGACAAAAATGTCGGGACCCCTCCTGACAAAATTGTCACCACCCCTCCTGACAAAAATGTCGGAGAGATCAATACAAGATCTGATCATATACCCCCTATAGTCCCCCAAGGGGGACCGCCCAAAAAGAAAAAGGCAAAGAGCGTCCCTGCCTGGAAGCCGGAGCGGTTTGAAAAGTTCTGGGCGTACTACCCCCGGCATGAAGACCGGGTGAGTGCCGTCCGAGAATGGGACAGGCTCAAGCCAGGGGACGAGCTGATCGACGCCATTGCACGGGCGCTGCTGTGGCAGACCAAGGAACCGGATTGGCCGGTACCCT